GTCCGCAGTTCCATAGCACCATGCTGGACCAATTTTTACGTGGATAGATAGTTTGTTTTTGTCCATCCATCTTAGTTGTTTCTGTAACTTTATAATCGTGTTGCACACACATTACAGCATACTTGTCGTCTACTTGATCAAACAACTCTTTAATATCTGTTGTAAGTATCATATCACTATCCATAAACACTGCCCATCCTTTAAAGTTACAAAGTTCTGGAATTAAAAAACGTGTAAAGGTAAATTCTGTACTTGCTAATTTATCAATAGGTCTAGTATACCAACCTGCATCTCTTAACTCTTGTTGTTTCAACGGACGCACATCTGCTTGTGGACTTTTTGATTCAATACTGTGTTTACATACTTGATATGCTATATCTTCTCTAGTGTCGTACCCTACAAATACTTTCATTTTCTTTCTATGTCCTCCTCAATACAGTTTTTACCATATTGTATTTCAACTAGTTTCAAAGGTATTCTATCTTCATTAGCAAGCATGTGCCATTTGCCTTGCGGTATGTGTACACTTTGATGTTGTTTATATCTACCAAGTAGTTCATAATCTGAACTAACATTGATTGTGTATACTGTTGCTGTTCCTTCTGCGACAAACCAATGTTCGCTACGTTCTGCATGTCTTTGCATAGATAATTTATGCCCTGACGGAACTGTTAGTTCTTTTACCTTTGTGTGTTTTTCGTATTCATGTATCACTCTATAATACCCCCAACTGCGCTCAGTTTTTGGCGCTTTCCATTCATCAAGTATCCAACTACTAGAGTTTTTCTTATCTGTGCCTCCTATTCCAAACACAAATGATACTTTAGGATTATGATCGTAGGTGTCCATTTCAGGCACATTACCATCTACTCTATCACCTCCGTTAGCAACAATAATTTTAGTATCTAAGCCAGTAGTAGACATTAGATAGTGTATTGCACCTCCGGCATCATCATACTTATCGTCATTAATAACTGGAATAACTTTATCAACCATAGAAAGGTTTGCTATAATTTCCATACGCTCTGAAAAGGGCATAAATGCTCTACCCTTTTTACGTGTAAGCCATTCGTCACTATTGATGCCAACTACAAGTTCATCTCCTAGTTGTTTTGCGGCTTTGAAATATTCTATATGTCCAGAATGGAGAGGGTCGAAGCCTCCGGTGACTAAAACTACTTTCATGCTTATATTTATATGCGTAGATAATGCTTAAATACTTTTATGGCAATCATAGTACATAGAAATGATGAAAAGAATGCAGGTGATTATTGGTCAAGACCTAGTCACTATTTTAAATTTCCACACAAAGTATATGACATACATGGTCTCAAACCTTTTACTACTGAAGAAACTATAATTCTTGGAGGAGGAGGATTATTAGGAAGGCCTAAATGGCATGATACAATAAAAGAAATAACCTATAGAAATAAAGTTATACTATGGGGTGCAGGCCATAATAATTATCCTGATAATGCAAAAAAATCTCTTTTGATTGGTACAACTCAACTATCAACTCTACCGTCTTATATGAATAATTTTAAAATGATAGGCCTACGAGATTTTGGTTTAGGATTTACATGGGTTCCTTGTGCTAGTTGTATGCATACTGCATTTGATGTAGCAATGGATATTAAGCCCACAAAAGATACAATTACAATTTCACATAACAAAATTAAAATTAAGAATGAATTTGATTCTATAAAAATGCCTGACAAAGATGATTTGCAAAATTGGTTATGCACAGTAGCACAATACAAAAATGTTATTACAAATACATATCATGGAGCATATTGGAGTATGCTTTTAGGAAAAAATGTTACAATACAATCATGGAGCAGTAAATTTAATAATTTAGGAAAATTTACCTTACAAGATGCACGTCAAGCAAATATTAAATTTTTTACTTCTTGTGAATATCTGATCTAAATTCTTTTGTAGGTTCTAATGCACGTAAATTTTTATCTCTTTTTATTGCTTTCTGTATTAACCTATCTTTATCTACACCTTTTGCATGTGTAAGATGATTTCCTACTTTGCTATTGTTTAACGGACTTTTATCTGTCTGTCTATTATTGTTTAGATCTTCAAACAAACCTATGTTACCAAATTCCTTACGTGCAACATCAAATACAAAACTATCATGTGTTTCTTTTAAATTATCTAATTTATTATTGTACCAAAAACTCTCATATAGATTTATAAAATCTAATGCTAATTTTTGATGTAGATTAAATCCCATAAACCCGCATTCACTATGAGTATCATATCTACCCAAATAACTTACAATTTTGTCGTTTGGCATCCATCTATCTAATGTCAATAAATCTAATTCACGTTGGCAATAAACATCTGCATCAATCCAATATACTTTATTATTTGTGTTATTTTTACAAAATCTAATTAAAGGAAAAACTTTATGGACAAATTTTATTGCATTCCATTTGTATCTTGATGTTTCTTTTTTGTCAGGCAGATTTCCAGAATAATGAGGATTGTCTTTGTGTTGTTTTTCAAAATCTATTACTTCTGGACATTGCTCATAAAGATTATGGAAAATTATTCTATTGCTGAAACCTTTAGGTGTGCCTAGGTTTTCACTGTATACATGTATTTCTACATTGTCAGGAAAATTTTTATCCCAAGATGTTAGATTAAAACTAGATCCATTTTCAAAATAATTTAAATTTAAACTTGTAATAATTTTATGGTACATACAAATAATCTGCTTTATCTATTTGTGCAATCATTTTGTATCCTATTTTATTCAATAATATTCTTGGATGGGGCATTGCATCATTTTGTCTATTATGCGAAATAGTTTTGCACTCTATCATAACGACAGGACGAACTTTTTGTAACCAAGCCAATCCTCCTGCAATTACGAAACCTTCATGACTATCTACATCTATTTTTATAAAATCTACATTATCTATCATTAGTTCATCTAATGTAGTTGTTTGTATTTGCACAGGATTTTTAGTTACTAGGCCTTTAGGCGGACTATTATCAGAAAACCACGCACTACTGGTAGACTTTGCTCTTGTGTAAAAGTTCTTGACTCCTATACTATTAGATAAACCTATTTGATTAACAGTAACATTATTAATATTTTGTTCTTGTAAATTCTTAACACAACAATTGAAAGTTAATTCACTTGCTTCAAATCCAATAACTTCGTCAAACCGCTCTGCTAAAAATTTAGTGCTATCTCCAATCCATGTTCCTACATCTATTGCACGTTTAAATTTCTTTACCCGTTTCATTGCCATAGGCAAAACTTTTGTACATTGAAAGTCTTTATCGATAAGACGTTGTCCCGGTTTATCTTTTTCAGGTATATACCAGCCTTTATATTTTATAATTTTATCTCTAAACATTAAACTATATGTACCTTTTCAAAACTTCTAATATATGATTCCTCTTTGCTATAATCATGTGGTTCATATGTTCTATTAAGATCATAAAATGTAGGAGATTTTTTCCAATCAAATCCTATGAGTGTAAGTTTTTTTGGATTGCATGATAAAATAAAATCTACTGCGACCATTCCTGTCGTAGGTTCAATCTTTTTTTCTGTAAGTTTTAATTTTTCAGTTTTAAGGTGCCACCATTCGTCAAGAGGTATGTTATAATTTTTATCGTGTGCCATAAAACTATTGTGTTTGCTAGTTTTAATCCATATAGGATTGTGCGAATCATACACAGATTTCTTCATCTTTTTTGGAATACTTACAAGTGAAGCGTAGAAAAATACATCACATTTTTTACCGTACCACGGTGTTCCAAGACTTGCAAGGCCTTTGTTTATTCTACATACTATGGGGAAAGAATCAATAAAATCGCCGTTTGAATTGCTCTGACAAAGTTTTACAGAGTTTCCAACTAATAATACTTGCTTGTCCTTGAAATAATCTTCTAAATTTTTTCTAGTAAGCATTCGTATTTTACCACTGCTTTTGGAATACCTTTTTTACCTTTTTTAATATATCCAATAACGTTTTCATGAACTACATTATAGGTTTCTTTGCCGTACATGTGTTCTTGCCACCAATCAGGTGTTTCAATAATTAAATGAGCATTACGTCCATCTGGTAAAACTTTTTTCGCTTTAAAACAAGCAATTAAATGATATTGTACAATGTTACATCTCTTGTCTAAATCAGCAAGGGTATTTGCTAGTTGGTTAGGTTCAACATGCTCAAGAACATCTGTACTCATAATCATGTCTACATTGTCAGGCAGTTTATCGTTGAATGCAGGATCATAACCATAAACTGTCATATTAGGATAATTTTGTTTTAGAACTTCTACAATTTGACCTTTGCCACATCCAAAATCTAATATAGATTTAGGTTTATATTTTTCTATAGCGGCAACAACTTCTTTAGGTAAGTTTGCTGTTGTGCCCCAATTCTTTGATTCATGTGTTTGTTTTAATTGTTGTTTATATTCATCTGATACGTTCATTGTTATTCCTTATAAACTAGCATCTTCCATGCCAGCTACTCTTAGTTTTACAACATTAGTTATCTGCCATTGCTTCTGATCAAGTGCTTTTAAGACTCCTAACCACTTGTTACGCATAAGTGCGAATTCATTGATAATCTTTTCATAGTCAACAACGTCTGCCTCGCCGTCAACGTATTTTTCTACGTCACGACTAGACAGAGCTCGTTGATAATTTTCGAGATATTTTTTAAAATAAGAACTGCGTAGTCTACGTAGTTCGATATTCAAATAGTTTAGTATAGCTTCAATTTCTTGTAATTGATTAAAGCGATGTTCTACTACTCCTGGCATTGCGGCCGCTGATTTCTCAACATTACCAACAAGTTTGCATTCTTGTCTTGCTTCTGTTAGTTGAGTTTCAAAGTATGCAATAGCATCAGGAATTTTAGAAACATCACGCGAAACTTCGCTGTACCAACCCATTATTCATCCCATTCATTTTCAATATAGTCATCATCGTCTTCACCTATATCAAGATAATATCTTATTGCTTCGTCTAAGTAATCACAATTACCTAAACTTTCTCTAAGAATCATATCTGATGCACCATAATCAGCAACTAGATCGATATACTTTTCAGCCGCGATTTCTACTTGCTTTTTATCAAGGTGTTCTCTAAAAAGATTCCAAGTGTCTACGATTTGCGATGCATTATCCATGTGTGTTTATTCCTCTGTAATAGTTGCGGGTTCGTCCGCGGTATTTACCTCAGAGTCATCAATTTCTACTACAGAATCTTTTTCTTTTTGAGCAAAGTCTAACATAACTTTGTCAAGAACATCGCCGCCGGATTCCCAAACTTTACGATACTCTTTAATCTCTTCTCCGTCACTTGAGATATACTTTAGACGATTGCCGTCTTTGTTTAGAATACCTTTTTTCTCAAACAAATCAACAAGTCCGCTATAAGGATTCATTCCTGTTTCGTAAGGAATCTTAACTTGTACGCCTTCGAACGGTTTTGCATAACGAGTTTTCATCACTTTACAACCTGCTCTAATACCACGTACTTCAGATATTTTATTACCTGCTTCATCTTCTTTTAGTTTAAGTTTTTTCATTGCAACTACAATTGAAGATGCATAGATAAAACCTTGTCCACCTGATATTTTATCATCTGGATCAAACATATCCTGTGATGCATACGTGTGGTTAGTACATACTAGTCCTACATTATGTGAACCAATCATATTAACTGTGTTACGAACAAGTGAAGTCAATGCCTTAGGCTTACGACCCATATCACCTTTCATATCACCTTTGTTAAACTGATCAACATCAGTAGGTGTTAATAACATACCCAATGAATCAATTACAAACAATACCTTAGGACGTTCTTCTTCGTCCATTGCTTTGTAATTTTCCATAAAGGTTGAAATAGTTTTTGCTACATCATCAATCATCGACATGTTTAACTTTAGAAGTTTGTCTTCAGCAGTATCAACATCAAGTGCTTGTAGCCAACTTTCGTCAAGTGCGTTCTCTGAGTCAATTAGAACTACAAAGATGCCTTGTTCTTGTGCATGTTTTACAATGTTACCTGCACAAATATAACTTTTACCTGCACCAGACTCACCAGCAAATACTGTAACTTTGCCTAGTGGTACACCTTTGTGGAAGTCTCCTGATACAAGATAGTTGAGTGCATAGTTACCTGTTGAAATCCAATCAGTTGGATCGTTGAATCCTGCACTCATACCTGTAATGGATTTTGTTAATTGCGTCCGAAACTTGCTCGGATCAAATGCCTTAGTTGCCATTTTATCTCCTATTGCCTTGTGTGGGGGATTGCTCCCCCACTGTTATATATTATTGACCTTGTCTTGCACGGATCATTGCGAGAATGTCTTGTGCATTGCCTTCTGCAGGTGCCGCTTCAGCCGCTGGTGCTGGAGTTGCCTCTGGAGCAGGAGCAGTTTCTGCTACTGGCTCTGGAGTTGCAGTTGGTGTTGGTTGAGTAGTTGTTGCCGCTGGTGTAGTAGCCGCAGGTGTTGTATTTGGATCACCTGTACGTTGTGCTACGCCTGCTGGACGGAAGTATTGACCCCACTTGTCCATATCAAATGCTTCACCATCTACTGATGCTTCAAACATTTCTTGCATTACTTTTACTTCAACTTCACCTGGCTTCTTAGGTAAGAAGTCATTTAGATTATACAAGCCGTGTGTGTTTACTGCTTGCATTTCTGCATCATTTAAAGGACGCTCTCTACGTGCCCAGTTACTTGTTGAGTAGTCTGCATAACCACCCTTGCTAGTTTTAGCAAGACGGAAGTCTACACCAGCAGTATAATCTGTTGGTAGTTCTTCCATATCTGGATCCATAAGAGCCGCTTTAATGATTTGGAAAATCTGTGGCCCAATGATAAATCTACGAATAGGATTTTCTGGAGTTTTATCGTCAGCAAGTGGATTATCAGTTACAAATCCTTGGAAGATATAACTTCTTTTCTTCCAATATTTACGACCCATGTCTTCAAGACTAGGATCTTTAAACCATCCACGTACTTCGTTTAGGATATTACAAGTTTCACCGTACATTTCCATACAAGGAATTTGTACTTGAGTTGGACGTGAACTTGTGTCACCTTTGATACCAGCAAATGGAAGTTTGATCATCAAACGTTCCTGCCAGAAAAAGGTGTTGTTACTGTCGCCATCTGGCAAGAAGCGAAGCGTTGATGTTTCGCCTTCCTTCATATTCCAAAATGGGTAAATTGCGTTGTCGCCGCCGCCGGAAGAGTTACCACTTGTGCGGTTCTCTTGTTCTTTTAGTTTAGCTCTAATTTCTGCTAATGATGCCATAGTTTTGCCTCCTATAATGTTTGCCTATGTGCTTTGTGCCTTAATGTATATAGCACAGTTATGTACTATACACTAGTTTAAAATAAAAGTCAAGTCTTTTTTTGACTTTTTTTATTAAAGACCTGCTAGATCTCTAATTCTTTCGAGTTCGCTGGGTTCTTCTTGCTCAATTGGAGCCTGATTTTCACCATATGCTTCAAATGTTTTGTATATACTCTCAATGAACTTAGATGCTGGCTTAACATATTCGTCACCATAATCTTTCTCAACCATTGTTAGTACTGCTGTTTCGCCTTTTGGAAACTGCCCAGTTTCTCTATCAAAATATGATAGAATGAACTCACCTAATGGTGTCTTTTCGTCCTTTTCTAACTTAATCTTTTCGCCATCTGGACCATCAATTTCATCGCCTTTTTTCTTGCCATTCATTTTAGCCTGGCGTACTTTGTGTGCGTATGCATTACCTTCATCAGCAACATCAAATCCTGTAATCTCACTTCCTAAAATTTTAATTGCATCTTCAACGTTGTCTTCGTCAATTGCAGGTACACCCATTATTTTTGTGTATTCTTTTTGCA